GAAGCCTGCATTCCAAGATTTAGGAAAAGCAACTGAAAATTGTGCATATTCAGCTGTACTTGCATCAAAATCTAAAACTTTCATATCCGGTCTTGTTGCTGTTGTTTCTACTTGTTGTGCATCAGCTCCATTAGTTGTTGCTCCATACATAGCAGAAGCTGGAACCCACATTGTTTCTTTACCTGCAATTTTAATTGCTCCTGTTGCATCGGCTGCATCAACAGCTTTAGCAACTCCTGTTCCATTTGGAGAAATGGTAATATCTCCGTTAGCTGCATCTGTAATTTCAATAGTTCCTGAAGCAGAACCTTCATTAGTGGATAAAATTAAATTATGAGCCCCTTTGGAACTAATAGTAGCATTAGCGGAAGATGTACCTACCGTAATAATTCCACTGCCAGCCGGTTTTAATTGAAGATTAACATTAGTTTCCCCATTTGCTGCAATAATTGGACCTGCGGTTCCTGTTGCGGCATTCGTTATTTTAACTTCATTGACCGCGGAACTCGCGACACCAAAAGTTATTAATTCATTCGCATTACTATCAGCAATATATTGACCATCCGTAAAACTCATAGCAACATCTTTTGATGCATCAATAATATCTGTACCATTGTGATAACAGAAAGTTGTTACTGGTGCGCTTGATTTATTTTGAGGAAGAGCTCTTAAAACTACTCCTGTTTGAGAAGTAACTTTAAAAGTTAATGAATAACTAGATCCACTTCTATTTGTTTTATCAACAACTAAATAACCTTTTTCGATATTAGCTGCTGGTGAACCTGCTTGTGCTGGAACGTTAACAACTCTATTACCTGCTAAAGTTCCTGTAAATTCTAAAATATAATTTCTTGCGTTGGAGCTTGATCCACTTGACATAGCAAGTGTAACATCAGCTGATGCCACATCAATAGAGATATAGCCCCATGTTTCAGCAATTAAATCTAAATTGGTATTAGTTTTTGTACCCCATGTACCGGCATTTTCACCTGTTGCCTGTAATTCGATACCTAAATTATTATATGTCGAAGCCATTTATTTTTTTCCTTATGGTGTATCAACATCACTATACGTGACATTTGAACCGGTTGCAACACTTGAATACGATAAATTAGATCCCGTGTCAATATCCGAAAAGGCTATTATTCCACCTCCACTAGCAGTGTTTAAATCAGCTACAGAAGCTGTCGCAGAGACTCCAGTAAGTCCCATAACCATCTCAGTCGGAGAAATTGATCCCACACTTGCAGTTGAAGAAACACCAGATAATCCAACAGCCATTTCTGTTGGAGAAATTGATCCAACACTTGCTGTCGCAGAAACTCCCGTAACATCAATTAATTCAACAGAAGCAACTGTAATATCTCCCGTAGCAGTAGTAGCTTCCACTCCAGTTAAAGTGTAAGCCATTATATGATTGAGGGATCCAACAGAAGCAGTTACAGACTGTCCACTTAATCCTTGAAGATGATCAGCACCATTATTAATTGATAAAGATCCTAGTGAAGCAGTAGCGCTTACCCCAGTTGGGGTTTGTGTAGATGAATAATTAATATTAGGGCTTCCAACAGAAGCTGTTGCTGAAACCCCTGTAAGTCCAACAACATCGGCAGGCGTAATGCTTCCTACTGAAGCAGTAACTGATAATCCTGTTGGTTTTTCGGTTGCACCTTCGACATCACCCCAACTATTTTCACCCCAGTCTAAAGTACCCCAACCAGGATATCTGACAACTACAACACTTCCTACAGAAGTAGTAGCTGAAAGTCCTGTAAGGACAGCAGTAGGTGAATCACCATAAGCTTGAGAACCCCATTCAAGGCGTCCCCATCCGGTTTTAATAGTAGTAGCGTCGTTCCACCCGGCTTGGCCCCAGGTTAATCGTCCCCATCCTGAAGAAACATCGGGCATAAGGAAATCCTCCTTACGCTATTCTTAGGATAGCATCCGAAGCGTCAGCTGTTGGAAATTGAATTGTGAAAGTTCCGCTAGAAACTGTTTTATCTCCACCAAATGCAACTGCACAAACTGCATCAGTTGTTCCAGTGCCTGTGCCAGTTGTGGTGTTATAAATTAAACATGCGTTAGCGGTAAATGAAGCACTCGTCCATGATACATCAGAAAAATCACAATACGCTGTAGTTCCGCTTGAAGTTGGAGTAACGCTTGTAAGCGCTTTTCCTCCAGCTGTATAAGCTGTTCCGGATGTATTTGTAATTTCATTACCCGTTGCATAATCTGTTGTTGATGCTCCTAGAGTTGCTGAACTTGTATACAATGCAATCTTAAATGTGTCACCAGTAGAAGCTGTGAAATTGTGTTTACCTTCCAAAAGTTCTACTTTAAAACTTGTACACACTGCTGATGTATTTGCCATAATTTACTCCTAATTTATTGAGGCGGAGATTCGATTGGTATACGAACTGTTCCATCCGTATAATCGTCTCTTCGTCTACGTCCTATTTGCATTGCTGCAAATTTCTCTATCTCCTGTTTATACTTGTTTTCATAAAGTGTCAACATATCCATTGGGCCTTTTAAGTACCCATAAGTTTCAGCTAAACAACAATATAATAGCCCTTGCGGGAAGTTTAAACTAATAAAATTAGTGCCCGATCCCTCTAATATTGATTGTACTATATTATAGTGAATTTGAAATGAAAAAGTGGCTGAAGGAGTCGGAGCCACCATAAAACGGCCAGATGTCGTATCTGAAAGGCCTGTTGCTCCTCCGAACATGGCATAGTATTTAGGAGTGCCTTTAGAAGTGTTATCGGGTTTATATTCATTTAAAAATGTCTGATCTCTTTTCAAGAGCCATGTGTTATCTCCTGTAATTGTACCGTCAGTTGCGGTATAAACTTGAATTCCTCTAATAAATAAACAACCTGCAGGACAATTATAAGTTTGTTGTCCTACAATTAAAGAAGCACTTTGTTGTTTACGATCTGCATCAATAGGCACATCATACATAATTCTTTGTTGGGCATTTAAAATAATGTTTTCTAATACAGCATCAGTTAGAACGGTATCACTAACTTCCGTATAGTTCTTTATCATTGTTTTTAATGTTACTGCGCTTATTCCTGACATTATCCTATCTCCTTACAATTTTGACAACTAAGAGTATAACTACTGTGATTCCAACAGTGTTTTTTATTTAAAAGTTTACTTATTAAAATTTTTATTTTTCTTATCATATTCTAGTAAAATTGTTTAATGGGCTTATTACACAGTTAAAGCCGCCTCCTGTGTCTGTTGTACTGGCTGCTGACGGCAAAGTCAACGTAAAGCTATTATACTCACTAACAGTGCCTGTCCCTGCATAAGTAGGTGTAGTTTCTATTCTAGAAGCAATTTTAAAAGATCCATAACATGTAGCCAAAGCACCATGACTAACTGCTGTTGTATTAGGAGGAGTAACTCCTCGGTAAGGAACATTCGTTCCTCGAGTACACCCCGTTAAAGTTTTTGTAGATATACCCGTATATTGAATAACTTCATTTTGAATAACACCATAAGTCGAAGAAGTTGAATCAGTATCTGGAGAAGAAATCATAATGTATCCAGCAGTAGGAAAACCTGTAACATCTGCCAATTCAATTGTAGTTTGAGTTGCATTAATACTTGGAGTGGTAGTTGTTTGTAATTGTAATCTTTCAATTGAAACTCCACCAACCGGTTCTTTAACCTCTGTAAATCTAACATAGTCATTAACCTCTAAGCCACCAAATGGAAATTTAAAAGTTAAAGTAGTAGTACCCGCTGTTGAAAAAGGATTGTTAGGTAAAAAATCTTGCGTTGCAAATTCTGTTCTTGCAGGTCGTGGATGTTCTAATGCTTGAGGATCGGCTCCTCTAGGTTTAGGAAATAATTGTGGTTGCTTGGGTTCATATTCTGACATATGTACCCACATGCCTGTCCATTCTCTAACCATTTCCCTATAAGGGAAAGCTAATCCAGAACGATCAGAAATCATTAAGGAATATTTACCTTTAGAAAAAACTCCCATTATGTATATGCTGGATAATATGTCTTAGGTGTAATGTAGGTACTAGACGCTGATCCATCCTCTTTTAAAGCTCTTGCCAATTCATCTTCGTACAACATCTTTAATTCCTGGGTTCTTTGAGGAGCAAATTTTTGTGCTAAATAAAATGCTAACCCGGCTGTCATACAAGGTACAAATCGATATGGAACATCAGTTGCATTCGTAAAAACGCCTGCATCTTGAATTCTTTTTGTAAAATAAATATGCAAGAAATTACTTGCTGCTGTTGAATTTGGTGTTGGGTAAATCGTTAAAGTAACTTTATCAATAAATCTTTGTACCCAAAATTGAGAGGGTGTAGATTGAGTTAACTTGTTAGCAGTTCCTGCATAATCCGATCTATCAATCTTAGACATTGCTGTATCTGCTTCTGAAGTTGTACCTTTATTTGTTCTATAAGCACACTGAGTAATATCAGATAATCCATATGTGGAAGTATCTGTGGTTCCGCCAACTGTCGTTGCAGAAGTTCCATCACCCGTTGCTCTATAAAAAATATATTCCGCTTGGCCTTGAACAAGATCAACGTTAGTATCTCCTACTTCCCAGTAGTGAATACCTCTATTACCCCATTCTTGAAATAAAATATTTAATGATCTACGAGCCGAACGAATCTGATTACCAGAACTTCCTACTAATCCAATACGTTCATAGGCATCCGTGATAATATCATCAATCGCATACGTTTTATCAAACGTTACTGTGTTAGAAGTGGTGTTTGCCATCTAACCTCCTAACCGTAATAAATCGTTACGTGTGTTGTTACTGCGTTCGTTACTTTTAAACTTGTGTCAACCTTAATTCCTGTTCCTGGTAACATTATATGTCCATAGACAGGAGATTTATGATCCGTAGTATTAGAAGCGGGAATATCAATAACCCAAACAGCTGTTGTATCATCATTCACTGTTATCGTTCCTGCTCCCACATTCGTAGGCTGGGACCAAGATACTCCTAAAACTCTTGCTGGACCATCAAATACAGTCGTAGTTGTAGCTGAAGTAATATTCGCTGTTTTTATATCCACTGGATATGTACTCATATTTTCTCCTTAGTCGTGAGCTCCCGAAGGAGCTCACATTATTATTTATTATGCGTCAGCAAATGGAGTTACTATAGTACTTGATCCAATCAAGATACTATCGTGTACCAAATACTTATCGTCATCAATAGCTGTAATTTTAAGAACGCTACCTGCGATACCACCTTTAGTACCACCATTCATAGTGATTACATCATTGGATGCACCTGGAACGAATATTTTTTTCGATCCATCATCAACACCAACAACAACAGCACCAACAAATTTGTCAGTACCATCAGTTTTGATATCCATATCAGTAGCTGCTGTTTCAACAAAGAAATAGAAACTCGCACCAATGTTATTTGGATTGTTGTAGTCAGTTTCACCGGCTACTCCACTATTCGAGCTTACATTAATTGTTGGTAGTGTAAATACACCATCAGCATCGTTTGTTAATAAAATCTTACCTGCGTGACTAGCAACTGTTAAAGATGTGTCTGCAGTTAAGCTTACAGTCATACCAGGACCTGTATTTATAAATCCATTCTTTGAATAGACTGGTCCTGAAAATGTACTTTTTGCCATATTATATCCTCCTAGTTTATAAGATCTAGTCTCTAGGCCGTCGACTATACGCGTCTAGATCCAATTAATAATTGTATAGTAATTCAGATATAACGTAGATTTACGCAGAGTGCAAGATATTATGTAGCTTGGATTGAATTCCAGAATGTAGCTTTTATTTAAGTGGCTACGGACACTTGGGGTCTTGAATCAGAAATCTTATTTCTAAGATCTTCTAAACGAGCTTCTTCTAATTTGATTTGAGTAATGATCTCTTTTATTGCGTGATCAATTCTCGTCATTTCGAGAGTATATCTACCCTCTTTAAGATGCTCCTGTTCCCACTCTAACTCCAAGGACTTCTTTTGTTTGTATAGGTCCTCGATCATGATTAACCTCCTCATAGGTAATCCATTTACCAGTCTTAATGGTAAATCCATCAGATTCAAACTTTACCTCATTTTTTCCTAGTTTGTCAAGGATTGCTTTTTCAATATCTTGAGGGGTATCCTTACACACGATATTAAACGCAGCATAATAGCCACAATATCTTATTTGAATCTTGAAGTTTTTCATAGGTTTAACTTAGTA